AGTACGGGTACGAAAGCATATAATAAAGCATTTACATTGTTAAGCAATACAGATTATTATGATGTTAATATGTTGCTTACTCCAGGTGTTATTGATAGTTTGCATTCTGCGGTAACAACTGCAGCTAGAGATTTGGCTACAACTCGTCAAGATACATTCTATGTAATGGATTCAAATGCATTAACTGATTCAATATCAACCGTAACATCGCAAGTACAAAATATTGATGATAATTATACTGCAACATATTGGCCATGGGTGCGAATTGTTAATCCTAGCAAGAATGTTCCAATTTGGGTACCACCTTCAGTTGTTGTTCCAGGCGCATTGGCATTCAATGATGCAGTTGCAGCTCCATGGTATGCACCAGCTGGTTTGAATCGTGGTAGTTTGAATTCTGTAATTGATACATATCAATCTTTAGCACAAGCAGATCGAGATACATTGTATGAAGCTCGCGTTAATCCTATTGCGAACTTCCCTAACGAAGGTATAGTAATTTGGGGTCAAAAGACACTACAATCTCTTCCAAGTGCATTAGACCGAGTAAATGTACGTCGATTATTGATTACAATCAAGAAATTTATTGCATCGTCAACTCGTTATTTGGTATTTGAACAAAATACATCGCAGACACGAGACAGATTCTTGGCAATTGTTAATCCTTATTTAGAACAAGTAAGAGCACAACAAGGATTGTCAGTTTTCCGTGTGGTAATGGATGCTTCAAATAATACACCAGATTTAATTGATAGAAATATTTTATACGGACAATTATTTTTGCAACCAACCAGAACTGCAGAATTTATTGTTTTAGATTTCAATATTCAATCAACGGGTGCGACATTTACGCAGTAGTAAAAAATAATTTAAAAGGTAGGATGAAAGTTCTACCTTTTTTACTGTAACTATATTTATATGAAAATACAATAGGATACAAACATGGCACTACAAGATCAAGTAAATGGCAATCTAACGGATTATGCTGGAGAAAACCCGGCAGGATTTTATAGCAATGCATTTTCATGGGAACCAAAAAAGCAACATCAATTTATTATGTCAATTGGCGATGTTCCTGCATATTTAATAAAAGCTTCAGCAAAACCTAGTATTGCTAACGGAGAAATTACTTTAGATCATATTAACGTACAACGTTATGTTAAAGGTAAATCTGTTTGGAATACAATTTCAGTATCACTTTATGATGCAATTGTTCCATCAGGCGCACAAGCAGTAATGGAATGGATTCGTTTACATCACGAATCAGCAACCGGCCGAGACGGATATTCTTCATTTTACAAAAAAGAAGTAAGATTAAAACAACTTTCTCCATTGGGTGAAGTAATTGAAGAATGGATCTTAAACGGGACTTATATTGTTGATGCAAATTTTGGTTCATTGGATTGGTCAACCGAAGATGTAGTTACTATTGAATTAACTCTTCGATATGATTGGGCATTCTTAAGTTTCTAATATTAATGATTAATGGGGCTATTATGCCCCATTTTTCTTGTTCATACATATTTATAATAAAGTTATAAAGGATATTAATGAAATCAGTAACAAATCAAGACATCATTGCACTTGCTAAGCAACAATACGAACAAACCAAGCGCAATACAATTCCAACAGAAATAATTTCATTGCCGTCAGCAGGTAAAATTTATCCCGAATCACATCCATTGCGAAGCGGACAACTCGAAATGCGATACATGACAGCATATGATGAAGATGTTTTAACTAATTTATCATATATACGAGAAGGCATTGTTTTAGATAAACTGATTGAAAGTTTGATTATTACGCCGGGAATTGATGCAGACACAATTGCACAAGCAGATAAAGATGCATTAATTATTCAAGCTCGTATTTTATCATATGGTCCAGAATATCCTGTACAAGTAACAGATCCAGAAACTGGAAAAACATATGAGCGAACTGCTGATTTAACCAAATTGACCTTTTTGCCATTTGAATTACAAGCCGATCAAAACGGAGAATTTGATTATCAAGTAAATGACAAGTTTACGCTTAAATTTTCATTTTTAACTAATCGAGAATCAAAAAAAATTACCGACGAACGAACTATTTCTGGTGCATTGCAAGGTTTAATCAAACAAATCAATGCATCAAGATCAACAACAGACATTGAAAATTTTATTCGCTATGAATTTTTAGCACGAGATGCAAAACGTTTTCGAGAATTTGTTCAAGCAAATACACCGGGAGTAAATTTAGAATTGGAATTCGAAGGTGAACAGGGAGGCACCTTCAAATCTAAATTTCAAATTGGATCAAACTTTTTTTGGTTTTAATGCATCAGATCGAAAAGCATTGCATAACATAATGTTTGATTTGATTTGGGCGGGCGAAGGACGTTGGGATTGGAATACTGTTTATACGATGCCGGTATTCTTAAGAAAATTTTGGATTAACAAAGTCAATGAAAAATTGCAACCAGACCCAAAACCAACAAGTAACGTATCTCGCGGACCCGTGACTTCAAAAAAGTAATTAACGATATTTATTGATATATGCATAACTCACACTTACATACAATTAAACGTCTTAAACAACAACCTCGTTTAGGTATGCCCGGGAAAAAAATAAGCGAAGCTGCATCTGATCTTACAACTCAATTAGATGCCGCATATTCAAATTTAAGCTCCAACGTTGGTAGTATAACTGATATATTTAAACAGCAATCCCAAGCAATGTTATCAATGCAAACGGATTCTGCTAATTTAGCAACCGGTATTAATAAATTAACTGGAACGTTACAAGGTTTAAATAAAGGATTTTTAGATAACGTAGAACAAATTACTAAAGTTTTTGCAAGAAATAATGAATTAATTAAATCTTATGGAATTACTGAAGATGCTGCTCAAGATATGGGATTTGCAATTGATAAATTATCAATTGATTTGAATTTTGGTCGTGAAGAAACAGAAAAATATATTAAACAACTAGGAAATTTAACTAACGGATTTATTGTATCCAATGCAGGCAATAATCAATTTAATCAGTCACTGATTAAACAACAGCGATATTTAACAGATATTGTTGGGGTATCAGAAGAAGCCGCAGAAGCAATCATGGATATGAACGCCGGAATTGCATCCAGAGACGTTGGCAAAGATGCTAAAGTTACTGCAGAACAATTAGAAGAACAATTGATTTTACGTGCAAAGGAAGCCAAAGCTATCGAAGAAGCAACTGGACTTAAAGGAGTTCAACGCACAATTGATGCAGAAATTGCAGCTGCTGGTTCTGAAACTTCGTTACAATATAGCAAGATGCCAAAAACTTTAGGATTAGCAGTGATGAAATCTAAAGCATTAGGTTTATCCATGGAGCAAATGGCTAAAACAGGCGATGAGTTATTAAATATTGAATCAAGTGTAGGAAATGAATTAGAATATCAATTATTATCAGGAAAGCGTTTAGTCAACAATCAAGGTGAAAGTTTAACTAATTTATATAGACAAGCTACTATTCAAGGCGACATGAATAAACAAGCCGATATCATGAAACAAATCATGGATTCACAAGGCGATGTTTTAGAAAACAACATGTTAGCACGTAAACAACTAGCTACAACATTAGGCGTTGAAGAAAGTACCATGGCAAAAATGGTGCAAAAACGTAAATTGTTAAAATCAATGGGTGCTGAAGAGCTTTTCAATACATCTGGCGATGAATTAAAGAAAAAATTAGAGGAAATGAAAGTTGGTTCTGAAAACATTGCTGCAATAATGGAGCAGGATGATACCCGCACCACTCAAGATCGAATGGCTGAATCACTTCGTAATATTGAAACTAAAGGAATTCTTGCAAGATTTGCAAAAAAAAATGCCGACGATGAAACAACAGGAGAGTATGATAAAGGTGCATTTAAATCAATGTATACTGATTCAATAGCTGGTATTAAAACTGCATTAAGTGATTATAAAACTACAATTGGCGCAACAAAAGAAGGATTGAAATCAGGGGCACAAACATTTTTTAATTTTCAAGAGCAAGTAGTTAACGTAGTTGGGTCTGCTGCAATACTTAATAAATCGGTTACTAGCGTTACTGCAGAATTAACTACGTTAGCTGGAGCTATACCAATTATTGGCAATAAGTTTACAGCAGCAGCTAATTCAATTAAAGGATTTGCAGAAGACTTTAGCGGCACTCCGATTGAAAATATGGCTATTAATTCAGTCGGAAATTTATCAGTAGCCGGCAGCGGCACGCAGGATGGCGTAATGATAAACGATGGGTTTGTGCAATTTAATCCGCGAGATAAATTTACTCGAGTCAATGATGGTATGACTGTAGCTGGTACCAACGTTGGAGGCATCGATCGATTTGCAGCTCAAATGGAAAAACGAGATTCGCGTTTTGAAGCAACCATGACTCGTTTAATATCTAATATGGCTGCTCAAATGAAACAAGCAGTAGAATCTGCTAACATAAAAGTTGATGTCGATAGAACATTTTCTAGCAATTCAATGAACAAAGGACGATATGCCTAATCCAACCATTGGTAATGAATCACAATTTACTCCTTCATATGCATGGGGGAATGGATTTTCGAGTTTCGATATTGATACTCAAACCGAAGCATTACTTGCTGGAAAAAATCCGACATTCAATGCAACACAATTTACTCCTTCACTTGTATGGGGAAATGGATTTTCAAGTTTCAATATCGATACTCAAACCGAAGCATTGCTTGCTGGAAAAAACCCAACAACCAATGCAACGCGAAGAGGAAAATCAGCTCCAACATATGATGCTGCAGGAAGATTAACAGGCTATACTGACAATATTATATCACAGTTTAGCACCTATGGTCAAAAATTTTCTACCGATCCCGAACAAACGCCTGAATATGAAGCATATGCATATACTCCTGCAGGTACTGATGCCTATTTAATTCCGTTGAATAGTACACAACAAGCTCCGCAAATAAATGCAAATGTTAATTCAACTACAATGGCCGGGGTGCAAAATACAAACAAACAATTCGGAGTAGGAACCGGAATTAGATCGGGCATAAATGCTGCAATTGGAGTAAGTGGCATTGCTGCAGTTTCTCCAATTAGCAACACATTGTTAAATCAAGCTGGTCTTGTTGACGCTACATATGCTACTGCTCCATTTAATTTATTAAATAATAAAATAGGAATTGGAGGACAAGGCATTGCAGTACCATATCCCGACTTTCGAACTAGAAAATTTTCATTAACTGGAAAATCGGTTGGTCAGGCAGCGGCAGGTCTTTTAGACAGGCGCATCGATGGATTTTCCGCACAAACGCGATCTGAAACTGCAACTGCTGGTGCATATGCAGCACTTGCAGCTACCATAGGACCATATAATGTATTTAATTTAGATGCAACTTATGGATGGGGGTCACATGATTCGCCCACCGCAATGCGAAATGATTTTACTATGCGTTCAAATGTTGCATCTACTTGGGACTTTAAAGAATTACGAGCACAATCCAAATTAAGAACATTGGGTACCGGTAAAGAAAAAATTGGTCGCGTACTTACACAAACAAAAAATGTTATTGAAAAAATTACACCGTTTCGTGGAGACCGGGTAACAGTAATTGATTTTGGACGACGTACGTGGAAAGATATTTATAGATGGCTACCGGGAGAAACTAAAGGAGATTTTGGTAATTTTGCAGCTAAAACTGCAGATATTTTAGGAGTTAATCCGTATGGAACTACTAAAGATTTTGTAAAATTCTTTTTTACAGGACCATCATTACATGCTGGCTCTCAAAATAGTCCAGATGATGTAATTGTATTTCGAGCAATTTTATCAAGTTTAAGTGATCAATTTTCTCCGAGTTGGAGTCCGGTAAATATATTAGGTAGAGCAGATTCAAATTATCATTACGGCGGTTATTCTCGTACAGTTGATCTTGGATTTACAGTATATGCAACGGACCGAGATGAATTAAAATTTATTTATCGAAAATTAAATGCACTTGCTGGATATACTGCCCCCGAATATACTACAGATTCATTTGCATTAAAAGGTCCATGGATCCGAGTAACTATTGGAGATTATTTTATTTCGCAGCCGGCTGTTATTGAAAGTTTATCATATACATTTGTTGATAGTGATACAACATGGGAAATTAACATAGAAGAAGATCCAGAAATGAAACAAGTAACACATAAAATTGATGTTAGTATGGGATTAACTATGATTACTGATTACTTGCCGCAGAAAGGTGGCGCATTTTATACATTTGCACCAATAAATGATATCGGCGTTAATGGTGCAGCTTCTTCAACATCTAAGGGTGGTTGGTTAAATGATTTTCGAAAAAAAGGCCCTATAGGAACACCTAACGCATCACCAGGCTCAACAGGTCAAGAACAGGAATTATAATGAGTAGTAGATATCAATCAACCAAACAAATACGAGATGCGCGCAATATACGTAGAGCACAAACATGGATTTATGCAGTTCCTGAAACTAATAACAATGATACATTTATTCAAACAACTACTTCAGATCGATTAGATAACATTGCTAATGACTTTTATGCAGATCCACAGTTATGGTGGCTTATTGCTGCAGTAAATGGTTTAGGTAAAGGTTCATTAATGGTTCCAGAAAATACTAAATTGCGAATTCCATCTGCAGATAACATTCAAGAACTAGCTATACAAATAAATAATATACGATGAGCGAAATATTTTATTCACAGGTAGATTTAAATTTGCAACAAGAATTAAACGCGCGTGCCTTAGCCGGACACCGCCGAACAACAGCTGATTTAAATTATATGCTATCAAAAGTTGCAAATGTACAAATAAATGCATATGAATTTAATAGCAAAGACGTATATGCAGTAGATGTAGTAAATGAATTAGGCGGCCGTAATGTAACATCTGCGCAGTTTTTACCAACAGGCAGATTTGGAACTGGATATTTATCGCCATTTAATATTAGTAAAACTGAATTAGCTT